TGTTTCTAAAGGACTTGCTGTTGGCAAAACAGCCAGACCTAATTATGATACATATAAAAAAGGATCATACCACGACTTTGATGTTGGTGGTGATAACCCACCTAGGTGGGAAAAACAACCTAAAAATGAGATGGGAGGTAAATAATAGATGTCAATTACAGTTGAAGTAAGAGGTGGCAATTTAGAGAAGGCTATGCGTGTACTAAAGAAAAAAGTACAAAGGTCAGGAATTATGCAAAGTATAAAAGATAAAAAATACTTTTCTAAACCATCAGAAATAAAACGTGAAAAAGCAAAAGAACGTTCTAAAATAATCAGAAAAGCTCAGAAAGCAAATGATGAGATGTTAGGTTACAGGTACGTAAAAGGAGTTAAGGTTAAGAAAATTTAAGAATTTCTATGCCGTCTGTGTTGTATATATATTATTACTACGAGGCAGTTCATAAGACCTAGTAGGGGTATAGAAAAGGTAGAGAAATCTACCGAAAAAACGGTGATCTTTGCCAGTTTAACTCCGTGACAAAAGGAAACTGGCACTTATAGATATTCACTAGGGAACTGGTAGGGATCCTCAGCCTAGTGAATTTCTATAAGTAGGGTTGACAAATAAAATATCGTACTTATATAAATAAATGTAGAACGCCTTAATGGGTTCTATTTAAAATAAACTTGCTTAACAAAAGGAGTTATAATGACCAATAAAGCACTATCAATTTTCAATCAATTAAGACCACTAACTGTAGGATTTGATGATACGTTCAGACATTTTGAATCAATGTTTGACCATCAATTAGATCATATATCAACTACAGCTTTTCCACACTATAATATAGTTAAGATGGATAAGAATAAGTACGATATTCAAATCGCACTTGCTGGTTATAACAAAAAAGATATAGACATAAGCCTTGAGGAAGGTGTACTATCTGTTGAGTCTAAAAAAGTAGATGACAAGAAAACAGAAAAGGTAGACTCTGGAGGTGAAATCTTACATAAAGGTATCGCTAAAAGATACTTTAAGAAGTCTTTTACAATCGCTGATGACGTTAAGGTTACAGGCGCTGAATTAAAGGACGGACTATTAAGAGTGTCTTTAGAAAGAGTTGTTCCAGAACATAAAAAACCTAGAACTATCTCAATCAAATAAAACCAATACGTGCTATGTTTTAAACGCATAGCACGTATAAATACTTAATATCGTTCAACTCAAATGAGTCGGAAGTAGGCACGTGCCGAAGGAACGCACCTAACTAAAAAAAAAGGAGGGTGTATGAATTTTAAGTGGGATCTAACAAAGTTTATTAAAGAGGCAAGAGCAAAAAAATCTGCAACTGCTATTTTAAGAAAAAGATCAAAAGATTCAATTGCTAGACCAAAAGCAACTAAAAATATCACATCAAAAGATTCTCGTTTACAAGGTATATAGGCTATTGACAAATTGACGTGAATAGTATATAATGTAATTATTATAAGGAGAAAATATTATGAAAAAAGGTGATAGAGTACCAGAAGTAAATTTTAGAGTAAGATCGCTAGGCGAATGGACAGATACAAATACGGATACGTATTTTAAAGATAAGAGAGTTATACTGTTTTCATTACCAGGCGCTTTTACTCCTACATGTTCAACTCAACAATTACCAGGATACGAAAAATTATATAGTGTGTTTAAACAACACAATATTGATGACATATATTGTATGTCAGTAAATGATTCGTTTGTTATGAATGCCTGGGCACAAAATCAAAAACTAGAAAACGTTAAAGTAATACCTGATGGTAATGGTGACTTTACAGACGCAATGGATATGCTTGTAGAGAAAACTGTTATAGGTTTTGGTATGAGATCATGGAGATATGCTATGATTGTAAACAATGGTGTAATAGAAGAAATGTTTGTAGAACCTGGTAAAGGTAACAATACATCAGGAGACCCTTATGAGGAATCTACTCCTGAAAAAGTTTTAAAATATCTACAAGCAAGTAGGCTTGACTCAAACGCAATTTAGTGATATAATAATATTATGAAATACAATGAGGATAAAATCTTAAAAGAGATTAAAGAGTACATTGAGTCCACATACGGACAACATTACTCGTCTGGTAAAGATGGTATCCAAACTTTAGATTTATTAAAGTCTATTGGAATTAAAAGTGATTTTTGTCAGGCAAATGCAATTAAGTATTTGTCAAGGTATGGCAGAAAAAGTGGTTATAATCGTAAAGACTTGCTTAAAGCATTACATTATGTTATACTATTATTAAATAATGATAAGGATAAGAAATGAAAATAAGTGATAATACAATTAGTATATTAAGAAATTTTAGTGATATAAATGCTAATATACTATTTAAACCTGGTAAACAATTAAGTACAGTTTCTACAATGAAAAACATTATGGCAGAAGCCAATGTTACAGATGAGTTTGAAACTGAATTTGGTGTATATGATTTGCCAGAGTTTTTAAGAGCATTGGATTCTTTTACACAACCTGTACTGACTTTCAATGGTTCTTCAAACCTAAAAATACAAGATGAGAAAACTAGTTTGTCAGCGAGATATGCTTTTGCTGATAAATCAACGTTAAGATATCCATCTAAATCAATAACAATGCCAGACAAAACAGTATCGTTCTCATTGAACAATGCTGACTATGAGTCTGTTAAAAAATTATATACTAATTTAAGTCTACCTGATATTGCATTTAAAGGTGAAGATGGTAAGATTAAGTTAGTTGCATTAGATAAGAAGAATAGCAACTCTAACGAATCGTCTATCATTGTAGGCGAAACTGATATAGAGTTTACTGCATATATCAAGGCCGAGAATATGAAGATTATTCCTGGTGATTATGATGTTGCATTATCAAAGGCAAAGATTGCTCACTTCATAAACAAAAAGGTACAAGTACAATACTGGATCGCTTTAGAAGCTGACTCAACATTTTAAGGTTGTTATATGTCAGATTTTCTATGGGTTGAAAAATACCGTCCTAAAAAAATATCAGAATGTATCTTAACTGAAGATTTAAAGAATACCTTTAGTAAGTTTCTAATACAAAAAGAAATTCCTAATCTTCTCCTTTCAGGCACAGCAGGTACGGGTAAGACAACAGTTGCTCGTGCCTTGTGTGAAGAACTAGGTGCTGATTACTTAATCATCAATGGTTCAGATGAAGGTAGACATATTGATACTTTACGTACCACAATCAAAAACTTCGCCTCTAGTGTATCACTAGAAGGTGGTTCTAATCATAAAGTTGTTATTATAGACGAGGCAGATTATATGAATGCTGATAGTGTTCAACCTGCGTTGCGTAATTTCATTGAAACGTTTTACAAGAATTGTAGATTTATATTTACTTGTAATTTCAAAAACAAAATCATACCTGCATTACATAGTCGTTGTACAGTTATTGATTTTCGTATTACAAATGGTCAAAAAGTAAAAACTGCTACTGCATTTTTAGAAAGACTAGGTGAAATACTTAAAACAGAAAACATAGAGTTTGATAAAAAAGTATTGGCTGAACTCATACAAAGACATTATCCAGACTTTAGAAGAACAATCAATGAATTACAAAGATATTCTGTAAGAGGTAAGATAGATAGTGGTATACTTGTATCTATGTCAGAAATCAATAATAAACAATTGATTTCATTTCTAAAAGAGAAAAGGTTCGGTGATATGAGAAAATGGGTTGTTCAAAACCTTGATAAAGATCCATCTTCTTTGTTTACTGGTATCTATGATATTCTATATAAACATCTACAACCTCAATCTATCCCTGCAGCCGTTCTAACAATTGCTGATTATCAATATAAATCAGCCTTTGTGGCAGACCATGAGATAAATATGGTTGCGTGCCTAACACAAATCATGGCAGAATGTAAATTTAAATAGAGGATGAAATGGCAAGAAGAACATTTTTTAGAACTTTGATAGTGAAGTTAAGAATGTGGTATGCTGATATAAGAGGTCATCACGGTAAGAGATGGGATTATGAACCAGGCGATTACTATATGGGCTCTCATAAAGGTCATAGAAAACACGAAAAAAGACACTAACAATGAGCCGCTTTAGCTCAGCTGGTAGAGCAACTGATTTGTAATCAGTAGGTCCGCGGTTCAAATCCGTGAAGCGGCACCAGAAATTATATTATGATAGAATACAAATTATCTGATTATCTCAATGCACTTAACTGGACAAAAGTTAATTTGCTAGACGGAGATGATCTCACTTGGGAAAAGAAGTACCCACCATACGTAATAAATCGTTGTTTATCACAGCATGTTGACGCTATAATGATGGCAAATGAGATGAATTTTCATCACGGCCTCACCAAACGTTTACAGTTTCATTTTCTACTAAATAGTATTCGTAAGAGAAAGAGGTTTGGTGGTAAGTGGACTACAACTACTAAATCAAAAAATTTAGAGTATGTAAAAGAATATTATGGTTATAGCAATGCAAAAGCAAAGGTAGCCCTTGACATACTGGATAAGAAACAATTGAATCTTATTAAGGAAAAACTTGATAAGGGTGGGAGAAAAAAATGAGTGACGAGAATTTTAATTGGTCACCTGAGCAGATGTTAGAGGTTACACTCAAACAGCCAGATGACTTTCTAAAGATTAGGGAAACCTTGTCCCGAATAGGTGTTGCAAGTCGTAAAGATAAAACTTTATTTCAAAGTTGTCACATACTACATAAACAAGGTAAATATTACATAGTACATTTCAAAGAACTTTTTGCTTTAGATGGTAAGAAAGCTACGTTAGTTGAGAATGATATTCAAAGACGTAACACAATATCAGTTTTATTACAAGACTGGAATTTATTATCTATAGTCAAATCAGAGGCTGCTGAAAACAAAGCACCTTTATCACAAATCAAAATTATTGCTTTCAAAGAAAAAAACGAATGGAATTTGCAAGCAAAATATAACATCGGCAAGAAACAACCAACTGAAGAAAACAAAACTGAATAGGAGTATATTATGATTAGACTATACAGACTCTCATCTGGAGAGGACGTAATAGGTACGCCACAAGAAAGTGATAGAGCAGATCACTTGGCAATAAAGAAACCTTTTGTATTAATACCAATGCAAGGACAACCAGGCAAACCTATGCAAATAGGATTCCATCCATACATACCATACACAAAGGATGAAGTTATACATATCAAAGAGGCAAATATAATTACTGACACTACACCAGATGATAATATGATTGGTGCATATCAACAAAATACAGGTCAGATAGTTACACCTAAAAGTAAACTTATAACATAAATATAATTATGAGAGGTTGGTATGTTCATAATTACAACAAATCTGTTTTAAAAGAGCAGTTGAATGTTGCACTTCACAATCAATTTTTTTTAAGAGATAAAGGCCCAAATTTTGGTGTTAATTTAGATATATCATTTAGATGTCCATTAGAATGTTTAAGATGTTCAAGGCAACAAGATTTTGGACGATTTAACGAACCTGTGTGGGGACAAGATATACCCATTGAAACAATAGATAAAATAACAGACGCATATAAAACTGTTAATTTCTGTGGTCAGTTATCTGATCCAGTACATCATCCTAAATTTATTGAGATATTAGAACTTTGTTTTAAAAAATGGATTAATGTTACGGTACATAATGCCTCTTCAGCAAAATCAGAATCATGGTACATAAAAGCATTTAAGGCACATCCACAAGCAAATTGGTGGTTTGGTATAGATGGTTTACCTTGGGAAAGTCACAAGTATAGAAAAAACCAAGACGGTGTAAAACTATTTAATATTATGTTAAAAGCAAAAGAACATCTAGTAAGAAAACCATCTTGGCAATATATAATATTTAAGTACAACGAAGAACATAAAGAACAAGCAAAAAGAATGGCACTTGAAAATGATGTTAATATCTTATTTGTTCACTCGGCTAGATGGACACATGAAGACGATCCTTTAATGCCTGTTGGTGACCACAAGATAGTATCAAAAGGACATATGTTAAATCCAGTTAGAGATAAATTTATTAAGTATGACTGATAAGAAAAATTTTAGACCTAAATGTATGGTATCAAATACACATATTGCTGTTAATAACAGAAATCAATTATTGCCTTGTTGTTATTGGGACATAACTCCTAGAAAAAAACTTGACCAAATAGAACATGATTTAATGGCAAAAAGTCATATAGGCAACTTTGATACTATTGCAGATATTCTTAAACAAAAAGTATGGGTAGATTTTTACAAAAGTTTAAAACACGCTGAAAAAACACAAGACATAACAAATGTGACTCAAATGTGTAGAAAAATGTGTGTAGATGGCGGTGAAGCAAAATTTAGAAAAGAAGAATGGTTTGATAATTCAGGGAAAAAAATTGCTGATATCAGAAAATAGGCTTGACTTTTAAAGATTTGTTTGTTATAATAGGGTATGAATTTGGCGAGTAGTTTTTATACAAATGTTGTAGAGCATAAAGGTAAACTTCTTATTAGAGGTGTCAATAATGGACAATCTTATTTGAGTCGTATCAATTATAGTCCTAAACTATATCTACCTACAAAAGAACAATCAAAATATAAAACACTAGACGGCACTAATCTAAAAGAAAAGCGATTTGATTCTATATCAAAGGCAAAGCATTTCTATAGTGAGTATGCACCTATACCAGAGTATAAAATCTTTGGTATGAATAGATACAACTATCAATACATCGCTGACGAATACAAAGGCGAGATGAAGTGGAACAAAGACTACATTAAGATATTCACACTTGATATAGAAACCGAGTGTGAAGGCGGCTTTCCCGATCCAGATACTGCAAAAGAAACGATTATTTGTATCACTATAAAAAATCACAGCAATAAACAGATTATCACATGGGGTACAGGTGACTTCATTTCTAAAAAGACAAATGTAACTTATGTAAAATGTCAAAATGAAAAGCACATGTTGCTAGAGTTTCTAAAATTCTGGTGTAAGAATCATCCTGATATTCTAACAGGTTGGAATGTAAAGTTTTTTGATATGCCTTATCTTATGAATCGTATGAGATATATCTTTGACAATGATACAATCAATAAAATGTCACCATGGAATTATGTCAACGCAGATAGAATACAACTTGGTAATAAAAGCAATCAAATATGGAATATACTAGGTGTATCTGTACTAGATTATTTTGATCTGTATAAAAAGTTTACATATGTCCGACAAGAAAGTTATAAACTTAATTACATTGCTAAGGTAGAACTAGGCGAACAGAAATTAGATAACCCATATGAAACGTTTAAAGATTTCTATACAAAAGATTATCAAAGGTTTGTAGAGTACAATATACAAGACGTAGAACTTGTTGATAGACTCGAAGACAAAATGAAACTGATTGAGTTATGCCTGACTATGGCATATGATTACAAGGTAAACTATACAGATGTTTATTCACAAGTAAGGTGTTGGGATACAATCATCTATAATCATTTACTTACAAAAAATATTCAAATACCACCTAGAGAAGATCAGATTAAGGACACACAATACGAAGGTGCATATGTAAAAGATCCACAACTAGGTTTGCATAACTGGATTGTTTCGTTTGATTTAAACAGTTTGTATCCACACTTAATTATGCAATACAATATTAGTCCTGAAATGTTTGTAGGTACAGAACCTAAAGCAGTAGGTGTAGAAAATTTTTTAGATGAAAGATTAAATCTCAAATGGGCAAAAGATCGTAATGTGACTATTGCACCAAACGGTGCCATGTTTAAAAGAGATAAACAAGGTTTCTTACCTGAACTTATGGAGAAGATGTACACCGAACGTGTAGTATATAAGAAGAAGGCAATTGAAGCCAAGAAAGAATATCAAAAGACAAAAGACCCAATCTATTCAAACGAGATTTCTCGTTGTCACAATATACAGATGGCAAAAAAGATTTCACTTAACTCTGCTTATGGTGCTATTGGCAATCAATATTTCAGATACTTTGATGTAAAACAGGCAGAGGCAATTACACTAGGTGGTCAGTTATCCATTCGTTGGGTAGAACGTGATGTAAATAGGTTTATGAATAAGTTGTTAGGTACAAATAATAAGAACTATGTCGTAGCGTCTGATACAGATTCAATCTATTTAAAATTAGATACACTTGTTGAAAAAGTCTGTAAAGATAAATCAACAAAACAAATAGTTGACTTTTTAGATAAAGCAGCTGAAGAAAAAATACAAAAAGTTATTGATAGTAGTTTTGAAAATCTTGCAAAATATGTAAATGCTTATCAACAAAAAATGATTATGAAACGAGAAGCAATTGCTAACAAAGGTATATGGGTTGCTAAAAAACGATATATGATGAATGTATTTGATGAAGAAGGTGTCAAATATGATATACCTAAACTAAAGATTATGGGCGTAGAAGCAGTTAAGTCATCCACACCTGAAGTATGTAGAGGTAAGATTAAGGACGCCATTCGTGTAATTATGAATGACAGCGAAGACGCTCTAATAAAATTCGTAAATGACTTCAAAGAAGTCTTTATGACACTCTCGCCAGAGGAGGTTGCCTTTCCTAGAAGTTGTAATAATCTCAACAAATACATTGACAGCAATTCAATTTATAAGAAAGGCACACCTATACATGTCAAAGGTGCATTGATATATAATCATAATATTAGTAAACACAAACTAGGTATGAAATATCCTTATATACAAGATGGCGATAAAATTAAATTCTTAATGTTAAAACAACCTAATACAGTTAAAGATACAGTTATATCTTTCTCTACAAAAATACCATATGAGTTTGAATTACACAAGTACGTAGATTACGATACACAATTTCAAAAAACATTTACCGACCCATTAAAATTCATACTAGATTCTATTGGCTGGAAACTTGAACAAGAGGCTAGTTTAGAAGCATTTTTCGAATGAAAATATTGATATTTGGATTACCAGGTTCAGGCAAAACAACACTAGCAAAATTGTTAGTGCCCATGTTTAATGCTGTATGGCTTAATGCAGATAAAGTAAGAGAAGAAGCAAACGATTGGGATTTCACTATAGAAGGTAGA